ATCAGCAATTGAGTTCCATATTTCATCAGTACCCATGTGGTCAAGGTAGAGTTCATCAAAGACAACCAGCCTGTCCATTGTCGTTGGAACCCAGCAAAAAAGAATAACATCTGGATGTCCCTCACCGTACCCGAAGTCCTCAAAAATGTACACAAACCCACCCTTGCCCACCGGTGTCCATTCAACTAGCAAATTATTGTCATCAGAGTAACTATCACCATAAATAACACCCTTGAGTCCGGGACGTGTACAAACCCACTCCGTTTGCCAAGTCTCATCGTCAAGGGTATTGAACTTCGTTATTGCGTCATCCCAGAAGTAGTACCCATTAGCTTTATCTATATTCGCTGGCAGCGCCCCTTGAAAAGTATCGTGAATCAACTTCATTTTGACTGGATCATCAACTGGTAGCTTCTCCACTACCTCCCAAATGCACCACATATACACTTTCGCTGATCGTTCTTTGGCTTCATCAATCATTCGCTGCATAGGACCATTTACAAACTTTCGAGTTGAGGTTAGAACAGTTCTTGATCGCACTTTGCCTTTTGACTGTGGCATAGATAAAGCTTGCTGTAATATCTGCCATGGCATTAAATCTATTTCATCGAGGAATACTAACTGAGGATGAGGGCTATTTACACCAGACATCGTGCCAGTGAGTATTTGTACACTGCTTTTATTGAGGCAATGAGTCTTTGCCATGGTGTGCGAGATTATGTTTTGAGAGAACGGATATTCTGAGGAGTAAGCCTTGAAGTATTCATACGCTTTTTGCGCTTGAAATTGAATAGCACCGACTGTGGCTATTTCAGTATCGCCTTGATACCAAGCCATGATTGCATCAAGAAATCCAAACGCCATAGTCTTGCCACCGGAACGGTTAGCGACAACTATCATAAAATCAGATACCTCAAAGAGGTAATCAGCTACAAAATCAAACGGTGCGCAATGGTCATGACAAATCGCAACTCGTGGCACATCGATTCCAAGATTAGCAATTAGCCACTCGTGCAGCATATCTCTATCGTGGTTAGTAATAGCCAGCTCAAATAGGGTACGGCGTACATCCTCATCAACAGGGATATTATTCACTATCTTTTTTTCCATACTTTTTTGCCAAATCTAGTATTCTCCCGAACGCTGCCACTTGTTTCTCTGTCTTTGGAATTTGTAATGTAGTATTTTCAATCTGTATTACTGCATCAACTCCAAACTCGTCCTTGGCTGTACGCTCCAAATACCACTTAGCTACATCTGGTTTATCAAGATTATTAAATACGGTGATGCGTGCTTTTAACTTTGGGTTGTGCTTCCATAGCTCTTTTTGCTCGGGATATTTTAGGTGTATCAATTGGTAACTATACAAAGTGTCAGGGTTTATACCAGCAGCAAGGCAAGCTTCTTTGTCAGTAGCACCCATTAAAAAAGAGTTCCTCAATATACCGAGAACTTCCTCAGTCATTTTAGTGGGTTGCCCTGCATTGCTTTTTTTCTTTTTAGGCACTGAGGGTACTACTTCTTCTACTTTTGATATGGTTATGTTTTTGGTATCCATGCTTTTGAGTATTTCTTATTTGCTGTGTCCAGCTTTTTGAATACATTTTCCTGTAATAATAAATCCACTTCTTCCATGTGAGCGCCCATCTCTTTTGCAATTTCTTCCTTTGGTATACCACTCTCAAATACAGAAGTAATCACCTCATGCATCTTTATTGCGACATGCTGTCCCTTGGCTCTATTGATTCTGATAGTCAAGAGCTTGGCGTGTGGGTCGTCTATATCTAATTCTACCACCGGCACTTGCCCGCCAGTCAAGGCTTTTACTTCCTTGTCGTTTTGAGAGAGCCACCACCTGTGAAATCCATCAATAATAATGTGGTTCTCGTTTATAAGCACCGGCTGTATCCACCCGATAGAAAGTATGCTCAATTTCAGTAAGTTCATCTCCTGTGTCAGCACCACGTTTGGATTATAGTCGTTTGCTACTAGTTTTGAGCCGTCAATCCATTTGATATTGCTAATTGGTTGGTTATTTAATTCCATGGTCTACCTCTAAAATCTTAAAATCGTGTTTGAATACAGGTGGGTACATCTTACCAGCTTTTATCTCCAACCAATACTTATCACAAGCCATAGGCGCACGGAATTGACTATGCAATATCATGTGGCATCGCCAGCACATTGATACCAAGTATTTAATCGGGTCTGAATAATCCTCATTGTGGTACATAACCTTTCCCTCAGTTTGACCGCACCTTTCACACTTTGTGGCTTGGGGTATAAGACCGTCTTTTATTGCTTGATTTGTTTTTTTCAGAGAAGCAGTTCGTTCTGCTGCACTCCATTGTTTATAGCTTTTCATATTTTTTTACGAAATTTATTCCGTTCCTCTCACTCATGATTTTATAACCAGCTTTGAGAAACATGGGCAAGCTCATTGGTGTTGAAAAGGCTGTGTGTATTGGATACTCACTCGTTGCAATCTCTCGCTGCATAAATAACTTCCTGTAAACTCCTTTTCCTCTGTGTTGTAATATCACGTAGTCAGTCTTCATTCTCATTGCTTTTCCAATTAACCGGAAGCCTACAAAGCCTACAAGCTCTGTTCCTAGGAACGCCCCAATGTATTGACACTTATAATCATCTCTAATGTCTATGCGCTCCTTAACCATTACCGTTCTGTACAGCGCTATGTCTTGATGTGCAACATTTTTTAAAGTTATTTTGTCCATGTATTTAATATAAACTATTTAACGTGGTAAAACAAGCCCTATTTTTCATATTCGAACATAATAGGCGTGGGGTTGCTGCATGGCAAAATCATACGCTTGTAATTACCTGCAACTATCTGCTTCAACACGTACAGAACAGGATAACCGCCCCATGTTTTTGGGTATTTATAGATATGCTTCTTGCGTATGCGTACACACATACTGACTGTCTGTTTTGCTTTTAGGTTTTCGTATGGGTCAGTAATATTTTCATCAATGTATCTGATAATACCGTCAAAGCCCTCGCCTCTATAACTCTCAAAAATAAAGCTGCGGTCCATATCTCGATAGTAACGTGCTTGGTTTTCAATGTCAGGGTAAAGCTGTGCCATTTGTTGATAGAACAGGGGATACAGTGTCTTCATTTTGTATAACCGCTTTGCAGCCTCAGCGTGCAGCGGTGTACTAACACGCAATGAATCAGCGTTCCAAATCTGTGCATCATAAATTGGACAGTAAGGTATCTTCTTCTGGTAGATATAGAGAAAAATATCGTCCTGCGTCCAGTCATAAATTGGTCGTGCCAGCTTAATCTTTGCGCTTTGCGTCTTAGCAATATAGCAATCATCACGCCTTGAATTAACAATACTGCGCATACGCACCATAGACTCTTGCGCCCTAATTCCGGTAATAATCGCAACCTTGCCCAGCATACCCTCGCACATATACTCGTCCATTTCGTATTGGCTCATCACTTTCTCAGAAGTTATGGCGTAGGGTGGTATTGGTCTTATGTGTTCCCTGTCAGCGTCCCATTGAATATACGCTTCCTTGTCACCCAGCACATACTTCTCGCTTTTGAGTGGCACGCAGTAATATCTAAAATCGTACTTACCACTTTCCATTATGCCAACAACAAAGTTCACTACGTCATCAGGTATCATTTCTTCGTCCCTAAAAGCCACCTTGCTCTTGGTGGTAATGCCCATCTCAGCCTTTACGTCTTCAACCAAGTTAAGAATTACTAAACTGTCTTTGCCACCGGAGAAAGCAATCAGATAATCATCAAAAGAGGTAATGATTTCTTTGATACGTTCCTTGGCAGCCGTCAAAACGTCTATATCAAGAAGCTGTATTTTTGTGTTACTTACTTGTTCTCCAGTTCCCATAAAAATGCCTCAGCAAGAGTAAGTTCAGGGTGCTGCACCTTAATAGCGGTCATGCACTTAGTAAATCTATCCCGTTGCTCTTTGTCTGCAAATACCATTTCATAAATAAATCCCTTGCCTTGGTTTTTTGATGAGCTATTAAATCCAGTCATATCAACCGGACTTGAGAGGTTGCTTGCGCCCTCAGCTATCAGTACGGAAATAGGCATGGAGTCACCGACTGGCACTTTATAATCCCCACTTCCAGAAATAGGAACTTCTTTGAGGCTTGCCAGCAATTCAACCGGCATATAAGCAGCAACCATATCATTATCAGAAAGGTTGTACTCTCGCATCTCTGCTTCGTTTTGTGGGAATACTACTGATACTGATACTTTGGTTTGACCTAACCGTCTGAGTGCTTGCAGCCGGTGGTTGCCACCCAAAACTATGCCTTCCGGTGTAATAA